TGTGAAACTATACCTAAATTAATTGTACTTGCTGTATCAGTTTCACTTATTGAAAATCCATCAATTTTTCCTTTATAAAATAAAAAAGGGTCAGCAATTAAAGCATTTGAATCATTTAAAAATCCTCTAAAAATATCAACAGAGTCATTAATTACATTTTCGTTTAAAACAGTAGATATAAAAGTTTGATTTGCACCTGATAAAGCTAAAGTTATACTACCTTTAGTTAAATCGGTTTCCTCTGTAAAATCAGAAATACCCATAATAAAATCACTTGCATTATAAGTAACTGATGAACCTGATACAGAAGATGTTAAAGAAAAAGAGTTATCAGTAATGTTAATAGGAGTGCTAAAACCAATAGTAATAAGATGTATTGGTCTAATATCATTTGTTGCTAATTCTGTTTTTACTGCTGATGTCAGGTTTCTCGTCATATAACTCGTATGTTGTTCTTATTGTTTTTTCTGTACCTTTTAACATAACAAATTTAAAAGTTCCATTAGGAATAGTATTAGCTTTTAAGTCATTTTTAACAGTATCTATTTCACTTTCATCAACTATTTTTTCTGCAAAAAAATCTGCTGTCACATTATGTCTTATTAAATATTTAACCATTAAAGAGATTCTTCAACGTCTAAATCAAATTGATACAATAAATTACCATCTTTATCAGCACCAACAGAGCCAAATTCTTGAACGTCATTCGTTAAATGTACTGTAAAAGGCACATTATCATAAGTGACAATTGAATCATCTGCTAATGCTGTTATTAATGGTGGTTCTATAGTTACAGTTGAAGCATTCGATGAAGAAGTAGCATCTGCAACAACCATATAAACTTTAGTGTGTGATGCAAATTTTATAAAATCTCCAGCTTTAAATCTACCAGCACCATCTCCAGCAAAACCATCCATAGCAATCGTTGTATCTCCTATTGCGTGAACACCATTTACTAATACTGTTCCTGTTTCACTTCCTCTAGCATCTTCTACTTCAGGTGGGATTATGGTAAAATTTTCTTTGCTTGATCTTTGTTTTATTATAAATGCCATAAGTTCTCCATAAACATCTGATCTTTTTGCTGTAATTATACTAGCTGTAAAAGCAAACCTTTGATTATCTACTTGTCTTGTAAGTTTTTTTCCTGATTGAGATTTAGAGATAATAGTATTTTGAATAGATCGAATACCCATTGTTTGAAATTTTGCAGAAGATATTGGAAATGCACCTGACATTATATTAGACCCTCTCTACCTCTTTCATTAACAGCACTGTTAATTAATTGTGTTATAGTTCCTCTTGATCTTACAAGTAATTCTTCAAAACCTGAAGCATCAACAGTATTAATATTAAAATTAACTGTAGTTCCACCACCCATAGAACCAAGTCTTGAATTTGGAATAATTTGACCAGCAGTATTAGGCACAAACACTTCCCCACCTTTACCTGAAGCACTATCTCCTACTACAATAGGTTTATCTTTAGAAACTGCACCACCTTTATTAAAAAATGGTATGCCACCACCACCGCCACCAATAGCGGCTAAAAATAATTGTAAAGCTATTTGTTGTTTTAGAGCTGTATTTTGTTTTCTTATAGCATTTTCTTTTTCAGCTTCTTTTTTAAATAATGTTTCTGATAATATTTTTTCAATACCTAGTAAGGCTATTCTTTCAATAGTTTTAGCAATTATTTCTACTAAAAGTGATTGTGCTAATTCTTTCATTGTCATATTTAAATTTTTTCCAAGCACAAGGGCTTCAGCGAACCCTCTTGATACTCCACTTACACTTTTATTAATTAAATCTGTTATTTCATTTCCTAAAGTAAATTGTTTGTTTTGTTCTTTAACATTTTTTAAAATTTGTTCTCTTGTTGTTAATTCTTTTTTTACTTTTGGTATTAAAGAGTTTTGTTCTTCAAATATATTTCTGTTTGCACCTATTATTCTATTTAATGATCTTTCCTCTGATTTTCTTACTGCATTAACTAAATCGTGGTGTGATTCAAATATATTAAATGTTTTTTGTGTTTCTTCTCTAACTTTTTTTTGTGTTTTAACAGTTTCTCCTAATGCTCTATTTAATTCAAATTGATTTACACTACCTTTACCATTTAAGATTAAAATTGTTTCAAGTTCAGCTTTTTCTTTTTTAAGTTGTTTTAATATTTCATCTCCTAAATCAATTTGTTCTTCGTAAGTATGAGTGACACTATTATTAAGATGTATTGTTTCTTTAATTGTTTTTCCTTGACTAGCAAGTTGTTCGTTTATTACTTTTAGTCTTTCTTCTACATCTTTAAGAT